GCCAAAGCGGGGGAGGCCGCGCCTCCGGTTGGGTCATTGTCAGCCATTTGCGTTCCAGACGGTCCAGGGGATTGAGACGGGCTTGTAGTACCAAGAGCCGAAAGCGACGCCGGGATTGTCGGCAATTGCGCCGATCTGCACCTGACTCCCGTTCCGCGTAAAGTCCGACGTGACGGGATAGGCCGCTTTGATCAATTCAAAGATCGCGTCAGCTCGGTCAGTGCCTGCTCCGGACTGGATGAAGATGTCGGTTTTTATGAAGCCATCCTTCTGAATCCGTGGGGTCTGGCCGAGCGTTGCGGCATCCGTGAGCGTCGGGTGAAAGCTGAACCGGATGTATTCCGTGATCGGGAGGCCGGTGGTCGGGTTCGGCTTATCCGTGATGATGCTCTGGTTCTCCCATTGGACCAGGATCACCGGCGACGCGGCGGCCATGGCCCCATATAGCGGCGACTCGAGCGCCTTGCGGATATCGCTAAGAAGCACGGGACATCACCGATTGCTGAGAGTTCCTGAGGAAGGTTTGGGTCATCGAAGCCGCCATGGTGACGAATGGGCGTGGATTTTGATGATGTCCAAGCCCCTCGTGGATCAGATAGCCATATCGAACATCGTTCCAGACGAAGAGCATGGGCGGAAGCTCCATGCTCAGCACCTCGGCGGATATGCGATCAATGGTCGCGGAGCCGTCCATGCTCTCATCGTAAGGGCCACCATCCTTGCGATCAGTTTCGGCCGGCGGCTGCGACACCGAGAGCGCCCAGGCGCCGCGCAAGCGCCCGGTCGCGATATAGGGCGTGTCAGGCGGATCCTGGTTGCCGGGACCCGGCGTCGCGACCAGGATGTAGCGGACAAACTGGAGCACCCAGGTCTTCACGATCTGGTCTTGCTGGCTCTCGACGTTGGCAAACATTGCCTCGGTCTTCGCAATGAATTGCGCTAGGCTGTCGCTCATCGGTTCAGCAGAAATTCTTTGGCGGTCTCGACGGCGCCGGCGGTTCGGATGCGAATCTTGGACACCTGATAGTCCACGCCGTCGAGCAAGATGACGGTCACGTTTGGCGTGAACACGAAGGACGAGAGCGAGGCTGCAGCAAGCCCGCGGGCGATTTCCTCCGTGGTCGAGATCAAGATCGCGTTGTAGGTCGTCGCGAGGCCGCTTTCGCCATCGACCTGAAAGCCCTCGGGGCCGCCCTGTTGAAACGAGCCCGTGATCGTGATCGAGGTCGGCGACGCGGAGCCGGGCGAGCTCGCAGTCGGATCATAGGCCGGGATGCCTGGGTTGGTGCAGACGGCGGTCCACCGGCCCGTGAGCTTGGCGGTCGTCGAGAAGGCGCCGATCAGTATTCCCATGGATAGTCACTCGGCATTCCGAAACCATATCCGAAATCCCACGGCCGGCTCGAGATGCCGGGAATTGGATTGTCATCACGGCCACGGCACGTCCCGCTGACCGATATCGCGCCGGGCGTCGTGATCGCGCTGAGCTCGCTCTGAGCCTCAGCATCAAGGATCGAGGCCAAGGCGATATAGTGGGTGTAAAGCTGGCTGGCCTTGCTCGACTGCCGGTCGCCCTCGGAGTCGACGAGACGCGCACATTGCGCGGCCAGATCCCGGCATAGACGAGCTGCCGTCTTGAGCGGCGTCAAAGACACCAGGTAGGCCGTGATCGTCTCGTCTTCGACCATATGCAGCGTCGGTTCCACATCGACGGTGTCGCCGATCCGCTGGCGCACGATCGAAATCGGGTTGCTCAGGCCTGGGTCGAAGCTGAAGGACATCCCTGGGTCTCCGGGTGGAAGCCCAGGGGTAACCTAAACCAGGGAGTCGGGCTAGGCCGCGTCCTCGTCGGCTCTGGGCTCTGGCGTTTCCTGACCAGCGTCTCGGAGGGCCACATACTCAGCCGCCGCAGCCTCTGCCTTGGCGCGGCCATTGAACGCCTTGTCGTAGATCAGGTCGCCCGTAACGGCGTCAAAGAGGGACCACCATATCGAGACCCCGGTCTTACGCGGACGCCCGATGATACCGCCGGGAAAATCCTCGTCGCTTTCCATGCGGGTCTCCATCTTCTCCACGCGCTTCTGGGCCACTTCCTTGCGCTTTGGCTCAGGCTTTTCGTCGATGATCCCATGCTCAACCAGGAACTGGGCCGTGAAACCGAAGGGGATCGTGCCAGGCGCGCGTAGGGAGATCAGGCGTTCATAGGTCTCACGGGTCAGGGGGCCGATCGTGCCCTGGCGCCGAAGCATATCGGCTGTTCTGGACGTGATGTCCGCGACCTTGGCTGGATCAAATCGGTCGCAAGGATTAAATGCTCGGCCGCCGGCCAGAAATGGCCGAAGGGCGATCTCGATGTTCATGGGTGAGTGGTTCATGGGGCGTCCTCGGCGTGGCAGGTCTGCACATCCAAGAAATGACGCTCAAATCTAGGCCGGTCAATGCCACGGCCCAGATAGCCGAAGGCGCCCCTGCGGCGATTAAGCCCCAGGAGCGCCCATCTTGAGAAGCCAAACCTACTGGATGATCGAGGTGATCAGGCCGCCGAGGTCGGGCGCCGTGATGTTCGGCGACGTAAATAGCTGAGCATCGACCCAATGCTTGGCCGGCCGAACGGTATCGTATCGGCTGACGAACAGGCCTTCGGGGCTCAGGACGGAGTTCATCATCTGCGGGCCCGCACCGGTGATGTCCATGCCGGCCGGGAGGCCTTGCGCGGTGTTGCCGGTCCAGGAGAAGTGATATCCGGCAGACGGGGTATCGCGTGAAGGCGACGGCGCGACGTAGCCGAGCCAGACGTTCTTGCCCCAGAAATACTGGATGTTCTTGGTCTCGCCCTCGGGGGCGGCGTTATAGACGCCCTCGGGAACCAGGATATTATCGATCTCGAACAGCGCGGCGATCATCTGCATGGTCACCTGAGACGGCGCGCCGGGCGTGCCCGTGAACTTGATCCGGTCGATCAGGCTCGGGTTGAGCTTGAGTTTGTCCATCACGATGCCGGGGATGATGATCGTGTTGGGCATGAAGCCGGTCAAGATGTGCATGGCGCGCTTGGCCGCCACGATGGTCTGGACAGGGTCAGAGCCGACATTGTCCCACTGGAGCGTCTGGCCCGATGTGGGGCTTGAGCCCACGCCCGCGATGGCAGTCGTCCAATTGGCCGAGTTCTGGATGAGCGACGAGGTTTGCTGCTCAAGAGCCAGCAGGCCGTTGAAGGTCGCGAGCTTGACCTTGTTGTTCACGAAGTCAGCCGAGAACATGCCGCCCTCCCGGGCCTCCCCCAGTTCGCGATCAGTCCATGACGCGGCGGCCCCGTAGGTGCTGACTGAGTAGTTGCCCTTGCTGGTCGCGAAATCGACTTCAGGGCTGGCTTCGCGGTTGGAGATTTTCTTGGCCTGGATGCGCAGAAAATCGTCTTGAATCCAAATCGGATACAGACCGGCGGTCGCGCCCGTGGGGACGTTCGGAAACACCTTCTTGGCGATATATTGCGTCAACTGCGGCAGATAGTTGATCGCAACCGACGTGAGCATCGGAATGACGCCCTGGGTTAGCTGGGTGCCTTCAGGCATTGGGGTTGTCTCCGAGTTGGCCGCTCAGGCCGGGTTAAAAGGGGCGACTTTAGATCGTTCCGAGGAATCGCGAGAATGCGATCGAGATCACATCGCCAGCGACACCGCCGTTCGCGGCCACGGTTCCGACGATCACGCCGCCGCTCGTGACGGCGGCGATGGCTTTACCGTTGGCGCCGACAGTGACGTCAGCACCGGCCGCAATAGTTCCGCCCGCGATAACCTTGTAGATGCCGGGGAGGTAATCGACGCGGGCCTGACTGCCCGCGGTCGGGCTATTGTCGAGCAGCCCGAACGGCTTGAGGCCGACACCGGCTTGGGCGACCTGTCCGCTGCTGTTCAGCGAAACGAAGGTATGGATCCCCGCCGAGGAAAAATCCACGGCGGCTGGCGCTGACCAGGGGCCGTCGGTGTTGCGAATAGCCATTTCAGTCTCCGTTTGCCCCCGGCGGGGGCGGTTTGGGGTTCAGAGGTCGGGCTTAGACGACGCCCGATTCCTCATAGGACTTGCTGGCCAAGTGGGCGTTGGCCGGATCGGCGAGCACCTGACCCATGGCCGCGGCCTTCGTGATCCCCTTGGCCACCACAAGCTCGTTGGCCTTGGTCTCCAGCTGCGCGGTCGCCGGCGCCGACTTGGCCAGATCTTCGAGGCTGGTCGAGTTCAGGCCGAAGGTCTTGCCCATCGCGCGGGCGTTGGCGGCGACGGACTTCGCGAGGTCGAGCAGGGTCTTCTCGTTGTCCCCGCCGGCCGCCCTGGCGGCCTTGATCACGGTCACGACCGCCGCGGCGCCGCCGGGATAGCCGTCAAATTCGGCGCTGGCCGCCGCCTTCTCGATCTCGCTGGTCAGATCCCTGGACTTGATCGCATCGGACAGGAGGGCGATTTGCGCGGTCTGGGCGGTCACGATCGACTTCAGCGTCTCCAGCGTGCTGACATCGCCTGCCGACTTCGCGGTTTCGATGTTGGCCAACCGGGCGGCTTCCGCCTGGGCGTCGGTGGCGGCCTTGGCGCGGTCGGCGGCCGGCAGCATCACGAACGCCTTGAAGGCGGTTTCGTCCAGGGTGCCAGCGTGGGCCTTTTCCACGTCGCTGAGCCCCATGAGGGCCTTCATGATCTCGAAATCCATTGGGTCGCTCTCCAGCGGGGCGGGGTTGGGGGAAGAAGGGGCCGAGTCGAAGGATTTGAGAATGACCCTTGTTGCGTGCGGGTTCATGCCCTTGCGGGTCAGGGAAATCTCGTGGGCGGCTTCAACGCCGACAATCCGGGTGGCCATCAGGTGATCTCCATGACGCGAACGCGGGCTGCGATCGAAAGCTCGTAGGGTCTGCCCCCGTCATCCGCTTTACAGATCTCGGCCCAAAGGACCGGATCGGGAACGTAGATGCCGACGAAATGCCCCTCGAATCCCAAATCGATTCCAAAGCACTTTTGCAAGTCATCGTCGAAAACGCAGCTTTCGACAATCTCATTCACGACGGCGCCCGCGTGCTCCATCTTGGACGCCCGGCTTTTCATGATCAGATAGGCGAAGTCTGTCATGGCTTCAGTCGTAATCTCCTCATCCTCAAGGTCGCGCACCGGGATGCCCTTGACGGTCGAGACGCTGGCCCACCCGCGATAGACCTGCCGTTGGCGGCCGGACTTCCGCAGTTCTGCGATCCTCTCGCCCCCGACCTCCGGCATGGAATTCACGGTCACGATGACCGATTTCGTCTTCTCGGTCATCTTCGGCACGATCTTGGCCGGCTTCGGCGCGCCCCAGGCCCTGGGCATCTTGGCCTTCATCGTGTCCGTGAGCGTCGGATCGTTCGCGAGGTGTGCGATCGACTTGCGGCTGATCTTCTGCGACGAAAGAGCGCTCCTGACGGTCTGGCGTGAAAGAACGTCAAGGGCTTCCGGCGTGGAGATTGTGTCCTCGTAAATCCCACGGAGGGCGGACAGCTCTATCTCAGTCACGTCCTCCGTGAGGTCGTCGGCGTCGCCCGCATCGCCGGGGTCGGCCGGTTTGAGCGCACCCCAGACTTCGGCGCCGAGGATCACGGTCTGCGGCGCCTCATCCATCATCTGCTGGGTCAGCACGAAGCCGGCTGCGTCCATGCTCAGCGTCATGTGCGGCCGGAAGATCGGCCAGTCCGAGACGGCGCCGGCCATCACGAAGGCGTCATTCCGCCAGCTGAGCGCCCAGTCGTCCCAGGTGAAGGCCAGGACGTTTTCCTCGCCGCCGAACCCGCAGAAGCGCCCGGCCTCGGTCATGATCGTCATGATCGTGAGGTCGGAAACCATGTTCACGGTCGTGCGGCTGTAGAGGATCGAGACGTGCATCTGCGCGGCCGGGAGTAGGTTCGGAATCCCGATCTTCTGGCCCCACTTGAACCACGAGTCCGCATTCAGGACCGGGCGGTAAACGTAAACGCCGGGGTCAGCCGGTGCCGGCATGATCGCGGCCTTGGCGGCATCCTTGGACGCGGCCGGCGGCCCCGCGGGGTCAATCGCGTCTTTCCAGGCCGAGACGATCCTGTCCTTGATAGCGCCGGCATCGGCGTGCGAGTAGGTACCGGCGTTCTCGGGCTTGTTGATGTAGTTCCAGGCCGCGCGAATACGCTCCTCGTTCAGCTTGCCATCGACCTTGAGCGGATAGCGGGGCTTCTTGTCGGCCTGAAGGCCAGGGTCGGCATAGCCGGCTTGACTGTCATTGCCGTAGTCACCGGTAGCCTTGGCCTTGAAAATATCAAGAAGTTTCATTGTCTTCTTCCTCTTGGGACTGAGCAGGTTTGGCAGCCGGCTTAGGTGGCGGATCGCCCAACGGCAAAGGGAGCTGAGCCAACGGGGCGGGCGTGGGCGGCGGCACATAGGTCTGGGCCTTCTCGGTCGTCGTGATCCCGATGCGCTTGAGCACTTCGACGCGCGCCGGCGCATCGTCTTGAAACAGCTCCCAGGCCTTGCCGATGCCCTGGAGGAACGCCCCGATCTGGACCATGCCCTCCTTCGTGATGTTGCCGGACTTGAGCTGCGGCAGATAGCGCGGATCCATCGCGTTCACGCGCCAGACCAGCGGGAGCGTCGAGCGGTTGTGCGTGCCCGCGATCTTGTTCGCGATGGCCTGGAGGGCGTTGATCGCGAGGGTCGATTGGTCATCCGAGAGGCCGTTAGAGCCGCCGGCCCGGTCGCCCAGCTGGAGGAACTGCATCATGGCGGTTCGGGCGATGGCCCGGTCATAGTCCCGAACGGCCGTGCGGGTGTCGATCGAGCGCTGGCCCGCCGTGGTCACGATCTTGAGGTCGTATTTCTGGATCGCGCTCGGCTTGCCCTGGTCATCGTCATAGGTGTCCGACGGGATGACCAAGCCGCCCGAGCGGTTGAACCGCATGTCCCGCACGGCCTTCTGGGCGGCCGAGATACGCCCGAGCGCCTGAAGGGCCTCCGGCGTCGGCTGGCCATTTACCGTCCGGCTGGCCTGTTCGATATCGGCCAGCGGCATCCGAAACGTCGGCAGGCCGCAGAGGTCGCGCTCGATCCCGATCGCCTCGCTGTCCTGAATGGCCATCTTGAGGCGCCAGGACCGATAGGCGTTGTAAAACAGGCTCCGTCCGGTCGGGCGATCCAGGTGCGCTTTGATCCGATAGTTGCAGATCTTCCACATCGGGATGATGGCGCCGCCGGCATAGGTGACCTGGCGGAACGCGACCAACTTCTTGTCGTCATAAATCCAGTTGAAGATCGAGGCTTGGTCACGCAGCTCCAGGCCGGCGATCCCCCAAAGCTTGTCGTCAAACCGGCTGTCGTTTCCCTTGCGCTGCTTGAGCACGATCTCACAGGGCGCGAACCCCATGGGGATCATCGAGAGCGCGTCCTCGATATGGTCCTGCCAGGACTTGTTCATGTCGATCAGAAGCGTGTCGGCGAACGCGGCCTGCCGGACAGCCTCGGGGTCGTCGCTCTTGACGCCGTCCTTCTGAGGCTCGTGCTTCCAATCGATCTGGGTGATCGTGGTCTCGATCAGCCACATCATCGAGCCGATCGTCTCGTCGGTGTTCCACATCCGCTCGAGCTCGATCAGCCCCTCGAGGCCCTGGAGCTGCGGGATAAACTCGTCGCGCGGATAGCCGACGTTCCAATAGAGGGGATAGCCGAGATCCTGCTTGGCGACCGAGTTAGACGGGGTCGCTAACGAAGCGGGCTGCGCGCTCCCAGAGGTCAGGTTGGTCGATTTTGTCTTGGCCATTGGTCGAGAGCTCCTCAAGGGTCTGGAAGCCGCCGGCGGCCGGGGAGTAGGACGCAGATGATTTCCTACGCGCGAGTCGGGTCAATCCCCAAACCAGCGCGTCCGCGCGGTCGAAGTCCTCACCCGTGGGATCGTCCCCATCGTGGATGTTCGTCATCTGGGCTTCGAGCTTATAGAGCGGGGCCGGCTTATCCGAGGTCCCGGCCGGCCCAAGGTGGAAGACCTGCCCGCGCTCATAGCGCGTCGCGACCGGCTCGGCGCGCCGCTGCTTGCCCTTGCTCGCGAATGTGAGGTGGATCGGGACGCTCAACTCGCGCTCGTTCAGCACCTGCTGGATGACCATTCTGACCATCTCGCCGCCCTGGTTGGACTCCGCGACGATCTCGTTCGCGCCGAAGTCCAACGCGGCGTTTACCGCGGCCTGCGACCATTTGGACGGGCCGCCCTTGGTGCTCCTGTCGCATATGACATAGAATTTGCCGTCCTTGATCGCCACGACGACGATCCCGGCGGCGTGGGCAGTCCCATTGGTCCGCATGTTCGGATCGACCGCGACCACGACCTTGTCGCAGCTATTGCAGAACGAGACGAGCAACTGCGTCGGCCACTCGCCATCATCGGTTTCCTCGCACAGAATCCGCTGCCGATTGAGCATGTCGGTATCCCACAGGGCACCTTCCTCAAGGCCGAGGAGCTTGCCGTGCAGTTCCTGGTCGCCGAGGCGAGTGCCCTCATAGTCCTCGCGGATGCCCTCAATGAACGAGTCCGCGAGATTTTCCGCGTTCTCATAGGTCGAGCCCTGGGTCAGGAGAAGGCGCTTCGCCGGCTGGCCGGCCTGCGCCATCATCTCGCGCAGCCATTGGTGGGGCTTGGGCGTCGTCGAGTAGACGATCCGGGGGTTCTTGCCGAGCCGCAGGCCCATCCGCAGGTTCATCACCGTCTTCTGGCGTTTGACCGCCGGCACGGCCATAGGCTCGTCAAACCACGCGAGATCGAACTGGGGACCCCGCAGCGACTCGGGATCCTCGGCCGAGTAGATGAAGCCCACGGCGCCGTTGGGCCAGGTCAACTGGCCGCCCCCGACGCTCGGCGAATATTTGGGCCGGTTCCATGAGCGAGCGGTCTCAAGGAAGCCGCTCTGGCCTTCGATCATGACCGTGCGGATATCGTCTTCGCCCTGGCCCACGATGGCGATCCGCGTCGCCCGGCCGGCCTCCACCTCATCGTGGATGAATTCGACGGCCGTGCGGGTTTTCCCGAACCCCCGGCCGCATACGAGCAGCCAAGTGCGCCAATCCGCGCCGTTTGGCATCTTCTCTGGCGCGAGCTGCTTGTCGCGCGCCCATACGCGCCAGTCTTTGGCGAAGCGATCGGCCTCGTCGTCGGTCAACTCATCGAGAAAAGCCCGGCGATCGTCTGGGTTCAACGCCAGCCACCACTCCTTGGTGAAGCCGGCAGACCACCATTCGGAGTCCTCACGCCTCATTTACCGGGCCAAATCAGGTCGAAAAACGTCAAATTCTGACGGATTATGACGCATTTTCGGCCTCATTTTGGGGTGTTTTTGCGATTTCACCCTTCATTTCGACCAGTTTTGCGCGAATATCGGCCGCAGATCGCTTGTTTTGGGGGTTTTCGGCCACCGGGCGCCCAACAGAGCCCTTTTGGGCCGGCTGAGCGGTTGGATTGTCCCGGTCCTGCGCCTGCTGGAGCGCCACCTGTCCCTGGGCGATCTTGAACATCAGGGCTGCGGCTTCCTGCATCCCCTCGCGGTCCTGCACCGCGCGGGCGCACCAATAGGCCTGTATGGCCGCCCACTTGGCCTCTCCATAGATCCGATCAGACAGGATTTCTTCTTGCCGAGCCTTCAAGGCGTTGACCCTTTCATAGAAGCCGGGGTTGGCCTCGACGGCGTTGCGGTAGCGATCAAAATTGCGCCGGTCCTTGCCTGGCTCAGAGCCAACAGCCTTGGAGGCGCCGAACCACGCTTCTGGTGCGCTTAGATCGTCGGCGAGCCCCAGGGCGTACAGCTCGAACCGCGGATTATAGAACGAGCCGTCCTCGTTGAGCTTCAGGCTCACGGGGTTCTTCCGCGAGGGGAACAGCCTCGAATCCCGCTTGATAGGCGCCTCAGTCATCGTTCCCCCAGGCGCACGAACGGCCGCGCACATGGATTTCGCGCGCGGCCGCCCTAATCGTCAAGGCTTACTGGGCTTCGACAGTGACGATGGTCGAGGTCGGCGCGTCGATGTGTGCCGGGTCGGCCGGCGCCGGCGTCCCATCGGGAGCCGGCGCTGTCACGCCCAGGACGGGCACGACGCCATCCGTTTGGACTGGCGACACGGTGGGAACGCCAGTCGTCGGATCGACAGATACCGAGATCGTCGATGGATCGGGCTGTGCCATCACCGGCGTCGAGAGAATGGTGCCATCAGAAGCCGTGGTAATGATCGCCGCCGGCGCGGCCGGATCAGTGCTGTGCGCCGGGTTCGTCGAAAGGATCGCCGTCGGCGCGCCGGGGGCGGCAGGATCAACGGGCGTGAGATACGCGTCGAGGGCATCCAGCGCATTGGAGACGGATTGGAGATCGCTCTCGACCGCCGCCACACGATCAGCCAAGTTCGAAAGGTCGGCCTTGGAAGCGAAGTCGAGCACTTCGCCTTCCAGAAGGGCTTCGCCTTGCTGGAGGACCGTGATCTCGCCGCCGAGCGCGGCGAACTGGGCATCGTCGGCGGTCTTGAGCGCGGTGATCGCGGCGTCGGCGGCGTTCAGGTCATCGGATGAAATCGGCTGCCCGCTCACATGGGCGGCGAACAGGAGGCCGAAGAGGCGGCCGATGTGCTGGCCGACGGTTTCGGTCGGGGCGCCCAGAGAGGCGCCAGTATCGGTGGACATGGGGGCATTTTCCTTGGCGCCGGGCAATGAACCGCCCTCGGCGCCCCCGGCGTTGGCAGGCGAGGCGGGCGCGGGATCATTGTCGGAGTCCTCCATGAATTTCAATGGCGGCTTTCCGCTGCAGGCCGAGTCCCCGCAGATTTCCCATACGCCGGCCTGCAGAAAGCCATGGAATCCACACTCGTGCGCGACGTCTCGGCGGCGCCGGATAGACGGCGACAGCGTCGGCTTGTCCCTGTCTCCGTTCCAATCCCAGCACGCGCCAGAGACGCCGGGCCGTATCGGTATCGTGCTCACGGTCGCGCAGCCGTGGGGGCATGTGAACGAGATACCTGCAGGCTCGCCGTCGAGGCCAAGGACCATTCCGAACGCGCCGGCCGGAAGATCTGGCCTAAATACGCCTCCGTGAGCACCCCACTTGATCAGCTCGTGAACATGGACATCAGCGGGAACGGCGATGACGGTCATTGCATCCTTGCCAAAAAGACGCCGGCCAACGCATCACGCGCGGCCGGCAAGGGTTCCATAGGGAGGATTCCTCGTCACCGAGGGCGGCGTCAGAGACGCAGCACCTTAGCCTTGCGCCAAGTCTGCTTGCGTTGCAATAAGCCGGCGCGCCGCTGCGCGCTCGGCCGCCTCGCGCGTCGCTTTGCGTGGCTTCGTTCCCACGCGGCTTCGTCAAAGGGCATGAAGAATTTCTGCGTGGGGTGGGCCCCGGCCACCTGGCAAGCAGATCGACCGGGACCAGAGGGGAAGTCCGTCGCCTGATCACCACGGACGCCGAATGGAAGCGCGGCCGCGCGCCGGCGTCAAGGGGCGTCGCCGCCCAGATAGTTCGAAATGACGACACAGAAGCCGAGGAAAGCCGCGCATCCGAGCAAGACTGCGCATAACTGCCAAAAGTGCGTCCAGGTCAGCATCATCGCCTCGGAATTTTAATGCCACGAAAACCCCGGCCAGGCGTGGGGCCCGGCCGGGTGATCGGTCAGCGCTGGAACCCGTAGGCGTTCATCGCGGCGTGGAGATTGCCGCTCCCGAGGCTCGGGCACGAGACCACGATCGGGGTGTTCACCGCGCTCGCGGGGATCGGATATTCGAACTGCACATTCAGGCGCCCGTTGGCCAGGGTCGCGCCGGCCACGACCGCGAGGTCATAGGTCAGCGTGCCGGTCACGGTCCCCGTGATGGTGCAGACCACAGTCGAGGCCGCGGTGGCGCCGGACGAGGTGAAGTCGAACCCGCTCAGATAGGTCGTCTTCGTGGTCGCGGCGGCCAGGGTCGCGGTTGCCGTAGCAGCCGCCACGTCGCCACTCGAGGCGGTTTCAGGCACGGCCGCGCGGGCATAGGGCTCGGGCGAGATGTCCAGCGGGCAGCCCGTGAGGGTGCCGAGGATGCAGCCGTTGTCCATCAGGTAGATGAAATCGGACGTGGATTGGGCCTGGGCAGGCGCGCCGGCGGCGATCAAAAGCGCCGCGGCCAGCAGCGAGCCGAGGCCCGCAAGGATCTTGGTCTTCATGGTGAGTCTCCCCCGCCGGGCCAATCCCGCGGTCGCGCGGAAGCTGCCACGGAATCGGCCTGGGTCAAAGACGCGGGGCGTCGTGTTCATTTTTGCGGTTTGGAATGAGGGTGCTGGGAACGCCCTGGGCGTGACGAAGGCGGCTCGACGTCGGGGCGCCACGTCGTTCGAGCCCGCGAGCTACAGGCCCGCACGTTCCCACAGTGGTAGGCCGCGGCGCGCGGTTGCCTGGCATATGTCTCCGAGGAGGTTTGGCCCATCAGCCCACGCGCCGCGGGCCCGGCAGATCCATACCAGATGCGCCGCAGGCGTTCGCGTTTTTTTTGGCGGCGCCGACCCTGGCCGCACCGCTGGCCCAAGCCGGCCTGGGAATTCCCATGGCGCAGCATCGCGGACAACCCCACGAAGAACTCATACGCCGAAGGCGTCCGGTTTTCGGAATTTCTGAGACGTTGTTCAGATTGAGCGCAGCGTCCCCGGCGGCCCCTTGCTGGTATTACAAAGTATTCGCAGTAACAACGCGGGATATACTCAAATCAAATGGCAAAACCTGAGAAAAAAATTCCTGGGAATAATATAGGGGGAGGGACCACCTCGCCTCTATACCATGGGGTGGCCCTTTTTTTCTGGAGTTCTTGCCGGTTTGCGCGCATCAAGGCTCAGAGCGTGATTGCGCGGCGCCGCTGGGGTGTCGGGATTGCGCTGGAGGAATGGGCGATGATCGTTCATCGGCTTCTAGATTGTGGCGCGTTCGTTGCGGGCGACACAGACACGGGCGAGACGTCTTACGCATATCCGACGAGTGATCATGCGAGGCGGGCGAAGCGTTATCCTGATCTAGTCGCGCGCGAGATGATCAAGCGGGCGAACGCGTCGGCGTCGTTCATGCCTTCGGACATTTCCGGGCCCTACAACGCGCGCCAGTGGGCCAGCCTATCCGTCGCGGTGCAATCGTGAGGGCGCGCGATTGGGTCGCGTCCATCGCGGGCATGATCGTGCTGGCGATTATCGCCGTTGTCCTTTGGAACGCGGGCGGCTGATCGGCTGACCTTAGCGCGCGGTGTAGCCGCCGCGCGCCTTGGCCAGCTGATCCGGCTGGATTTGGAGCCTGCCCACAATGTCTAAAATCGGTAAGTTATGCGACGTCATCAAAGCCGCTGGCCATGATCGGCCGGAGGATGACTTAGCGGTCTATCATGCCGCGCGCGCCGTCATGAGCGCGCTGCGATGCAAGCAAGGTCAAGATACGCTGAACCGGGCGCGTTCAGCGCTTCGCCCCTACAACGTGCGTGTTGAACTCGTCGGCGGATATCTAGCCGTAACGACGTTCAACCGCTCGCACATTTGGAGCGCTTGACAATGGAGATGATCACGGCCGAACGGCTAGAGGAGCGCGCGCGGGACGATATGCGCCACGCGCTGGACCGCATCGCGCTTGCGACGAGCGAGCGAGCGAAGGCGCGCCACATACGGCGCTTGAACGTCGCAGCGTCACGAATGCAGCACGCGCGCGCCTGCATCCGTGCGCTGTCTGCGGAGATCGTCGCGGCGGCGCGCGGCCTGTGAGCTACCGCTTACGGCCAGGCGCGCTTGGGTTGCCTTTGAGACGTGACCCGCCACTCGTCGGCGGCTGCGGATCACGGGCTTCGCTTGCGCGCCAAGCCTCCATCTCTTCCGCCGTGCGCAAGCCCGACCTGATCGGCTGCGATGGATTTCGGCCACTTGCCGCATCGCGCTCGCGCTCCATCTCGACCCACATGCGCGCTTTCCAGCCGTGCACGACGACGCGCGGCATGGTGAGGTCACTCACCGGCTTACCGCCAATTGGCGGAATGGTTCGCAGCCTGAACCCGTCAAGGCCGGGATCACGGATCAGATCGAATACGTGTTCGACGCCAAGCCCATTCGCAACGGCGACGTCGCGCATGTGTTTCAGGCGGCCGAGGTCACCAGTCAGCAGGATCATGTCCGCGTCGTCGGGGATTGCCGGCGGCGCCGCGACCACCGCAACGGCTTTAGACGGCGCGTCGGGTTTCGGCGCCGCCGGGCGCGGCTCCGTTCCTAGCTCGCGATTGAACATCTCAATCACAAAATCGCTGATCGATTGCTCGGCGGCTTTCGCCCGCGCCTTGATCGCCTCCAATAGCTCGGGATCGCCCCGCACGATTATAGACGCGCGGTCGCCTTTCGGTGTGGTCGCCATGTTCATTTCTCCAGGGGTCAGAGTGATATCAAACCTGATATCACCACACACTGATATCACCACCAACTTTGATATCAATGCCACTTTGATATCAACTTTTGCCGCCCGATTTCCGCCAAATCCAGCCGCGCGCGGATTTCCGTCGGGATCGACGGCTGGCCCTAACCCCTTACGCCGCAACGCCTTTTGGGCGCATCGCGGCAAACGCGTGCGAATATGGGTGCTGGCTTTGGTATTTTCGTGAGTTTGGTTATGGGTTTGTGGGTTGATTAGGGGATTTAGGGGGGAAGCGGTACGGCCGTGGGAACCGAACCGAATGGCCGCACGGGCGCCAGGACCATGCGGCGACACGCCTAAACGGCCCGATTTTGGGCATTGAGCGGCTGCGTGCCGCCTGGAGAGGATGAGAACATGAGGGAAAGCGATATCATGCATGAGAGCGGGGGCTTTTGGGTCTCTCGCGAGCGATCCGCTTTCACGGTCTATCGCATCGGGCTCACCCACTCGACTAGCGATTCCAGCTATGCGCGGACGGATGACGGGCTATCGCTCGCTATCGCGCGTTGCGACTATCTGGCCAAGCGCGCCGCCAATGCGTCATTAAGACAAAACGGCTAAAAACCGCTAGACATCGCCAGATAGTGCGGTGTAAACGTCAATCATCACTTTTGGAGCCTGCCCAATGTTCACCCTGACCATCAAGACCGACAGCGCTGCGTTCGACCTAGACGCCGGTGGCGTTTCGGCCGAACTGGCCCGCATCCTTAGAGACCTCGCGCTGCGGATCGACCGCGGGAGCGACGTCCTACACGTCCAAACGGGCTCACTGTACGATATCAACGGTAACCGCGTGGGCGAATGGCGCTTTGACGCCTAGCCGCCTTTTCCGGGCCTTTTAAAAGGCTCGATAATTCAACCCTGGAGCCTGCCGACATGACCACGACCGAAGAATGCACCGCGAAGATACGCGCCTTTATCGAAGAATACGGCCTCATCATGAGCGCCGAATTCGTGCCTTACAGCATCGCCAAAGCGAAGCGGGACGACTGGAATTCAGACCCTGCGAACCCATGGAAGTGTCTGAGCTGGAATATCACGATTAAGCGCGTGTCAAAGGTCGAGGGATCGGCGACGCTGGCGCGGTATGTATTGACGACGACTTACAGCATGGGGCTTGCGCACGCGCCGAGCTATGATCAGCGGCTTTCGTCGGCGTCGATATACAAGAGCACATCTTACGAAGATCGGCGCAAGATCGGGATCAATCGGCGCTTGCTGGATTGGGAAATAGAGCACGGGAAGCCCGCGCGCGTGGTCGGCTTTGGTCAAGATACAATCGCGGTCGATAAGCTGGAAATCCGCGCGGCGGATAATGCGAAACCGATTGAACCTGAATTCGAGAGCGTTCTTGATGAGCTATCGATGGATGCGAGCATTCTTGATGAGCCGGGCTTTGAGGCTTGGGCAGCCTCCCTAGGTTACGACCCAGACAGCCGGAAGGCCGAAAAGGTCTATCGCGCCTGTCTTGAAATCGCCTTGAAGCTCCGCGCGGCGCTTGGCGAAGACGGACTTACCGCGCTCCGTGAGGCCTGCCAGGATTATTAGCCGCTACCTCAACCGCTCGCCTCGCGCGGGCGGCTGCAGCAGCCGCTAGGGCTGATCTTGGAGCCTGCCAAATGCCTTTTGATGGACACATGCCAATGACCATGACCAGCGCGGAAGCGCTTTCGATCTATCTCGCGAAGATCAAAGACCCCGCCTATCCGCTGGAATGGGACGAGATCGCGGGATATCTCGCGGAAGCCCTGGACCGTGCGCCAACGCCCAAGGCGAAGGCCAGGAAGGCGGACGCCTCGGAAGCGGGTCCGTTGACTGCCCAGGCGCTCGCGGCGGCCCTTGCGGCGTTCTCTGGCCTCATCGATAGCCGGACTCGGATCATGGGCTTGTCGATGGTTCGCTTGCATTCAGCCGGTGGCATTTTGCACATCATGGGCACGGATCTAGACCGCGAACACAAGACGGCATTGACCGGCTGCGAAATGCCCGATTTCGACGTTTTGGTTGCGTTCGATAAGCTCGCAAAGGCGGTCAAGGGCTGTACCGGCGCGATCGGGATCGAACCCGAATTCACGCCCTTGCCGGAGCCGAAGGCGCCGAAGGTTCGCGGCGAACACGAAGAAGCCTTTTCGGTTCGCGTTGCGGTGACTTGCGGCGGCGCCAGGACAGTGATTCCAGGCATGGAAGCGCGGTTTATGCCCGTAATGACCATGCGCCCCCAGGCCTCAACCATGGTTGATTCGGCCTATCTCCGCGACGCCTTCGGGTTTGTCCAATCGGCGATTTCGACTGAAGAAACGCGCTATTACCTCAATGGCGTTTTCCTGCGTCGCGAGACGCACGCGGGCGAAAGCCTAACGGCTTTCGTGGCCTGCGACGGCCATCGACTTTCGGTTCAGCGCGGGCCCGATCTCGAATGGGGCGCGAGCGATCAAGGTTTGATTGATGGCGTGATTATCCCCCGGCTGGCGGTCGCTTGGCTCTTGAAGAACCTGCCCAAGTCGGGCGAGCTGATCATGAGCGTTGGCGCCGATGAAAAGGGCGCGCGCCTCATGAGCTTTTGCACCGACGCCGGGACGTTTACCACGCGGCTGATTGACGGGAGCTTTCCCGATTATCAGCGCGCGATTCCGTGCGAGGCCGGAGCCTCGCGGCTGCATTTCGCGGACTCGAAGGTGAACGCCGCGCGCATCGCGCATATCATCGGGCAGGCGGATAAGGGCGATAAGAAGGCCGGAATCCGCCTGCAGGCGGTAGGCGGTATCCTTGAGGCCAAAATACGAACGCTCGATGGTGGACAGGCCAGCGTGACCTTGGACGCCTTACACGAAGGGCCAGATGTAAAGATCGGCGCGAATGCCCGTTATCTCTTGGACGTGTTCGACGCCGGGCCTGTGACGATCACCACGACCGGCGAGGATTGCGATCCAATGTTGATCACCTTCGCGGGGCGCCCAGACCGCACGCGCGTTTTGATGCCCTTGCGCGTCTAGCCCTTTCCCAAACCCCGGAGCCTGCCCCTATGACCAATCCAACGATTTCCGACATCATCGCGGATATGCTCGCCTGGCGCGCCGACCAATTCGACGCCAAAGACCAATGGTTCGCCGTGCCGGGCAAGCGCATGGGCGGCGACGAGCACGCGGCCGGGCTTTGGCGCATCATCCGCGCGCGGGAGGGGTTACGATGATGGGCTGGTTTTTCGCA